CGATGAAGGGCCAGACACACGGCGGCAAAGGAAGTGCCCAGCGCAAGACAGACCAGAAGAAGTTTGCAGCCAACTGGGACGCTATATACAACAAAACTGAGCAGAAGTCAAGTAAAAAGAAGAAATAATGCTTGACTTTCTTATGCTTTTATGTTATAATAACTGTGTAAGACTAATATAAACAACGCTGTCCTAATAGGAGAAACAGTATGATTGATAAAGAACTTGAGCTGTATTACCGTAACATTAGAGATATGTTTGGAACACCTGGCTGGAAGCAGCTAATGGAAGACCTTAACTCTAACGCAATGGTAATAAACTCAGTAGAAGCTGCAAAAGACAATGAAGACCTATACTTCCGTAAAGGCCAACTCGCTGTCATAGCTAACCTGCTGAACTTAGAAGCTCAAATCGACGCAGCCGAAGAAGAAGCAATGAAGGAAGAAGACTCAGAAGAAGCTGCCTAATGAGAGCTATATATGAGTTTCGCTGTGAGGATGGACACACAAATGAACGCTTTACAGATTCAGAGTGTACCCACATTCCTTGTTTAGACTGCGATAAGATTGCAACAAAAATTGTAAGTGCTGTGCGCTGTAAGTTAGACCCTATATCTGGTGATTTTTTGGGTGCTACCAGACAATGGGAAAAGAATAGAGCACAGAAGCTGCAACAAGAGCGCAAGGCCAACTCCTAACCGAAGCCCTGCATAATACACCTCCATAATGAGAATACTCACGGAGTTTAATAATGGCAACAATTATAGACGAGCGTCCAGAAGACGTTGAAACTGAAGAAGAAGTAAATCAAATTCAAGAGGAACCTGAAGTAGAGGCAACTCCTCAAGAAGAAGAAATCCCTGAGAAGTACCAAGGAAAGTCAACTGCTGAGATTGTACGGATGCACCAGGAGGCTGAGAAGTTACTAGGCCGCCAGAGCAGTGAAGTAGGGGAACTTCGGTCAGTAGTAGACAACTACATACAGACACAACTCGACAGCAATACCCAGAAAGCCCCAGAACCTGAAGAAGATATAGACTTTTTCTCTGATCCCGACAAGGCAGTTGAGAAAGCTATTGCGAATCATCCTTCAATCAAAGCTGCTGAAGCACAATCTCAGCAGTACAAGCAAGCTACCGCGCAGGCTCAGTTGCAAGAACGTCATCCCGACATGCAGCAGATTCTACAAGATAGTAAGTTTGTAGAGTGGATTAAAGGGTCTAAGATTCGTACACAGCTTTTTGCACAAGCGGATACGCAGTATGACTACGAAGCTGCTGATGAGCTTTTCACTATCTGGAAAGAACGTCAACAGACTGTAGCACAGACTGCTGCTAACGAAAAGGCTAGTCGTAAGAACGCAGTTAAGGCAGCATCGACAGGTAATGCCAAAGGCAGCGGAGAAGCGGCAAGTCGTAAAGTTTATAGACGCTCAGACATTATTAAACTAATGCAGACCGACCCTGATAGGTATTTGTCTTTGTCTGACGAGATCATGCAAGCATACCAAGAAGGGAGAGTCCGAAACTAAATCTCTTTAAGGAAGTATTATCATGGCTACATCAGTATATCCCAACATGGGCGGAGCAGTAGACAACACTAGCGCAGCTAAGTTTATCCCAGAAATCTGGAGTGACGAAGTAATTGCTGCATACAAGAGCAACCTCGTACTGGCTAACCTCGTCAAGAAGATGAGCATGACTGGTAAGAAGGGTGACACCATCCACGTACCTAAGCCTACTCGTGGCACAGCTCACGCTAAAGCTGAAGGCGTTGCAGTAACCATCCAGAACAACGTAGAATCTGAAGTTCTGATCAACATCAACAAGCACTTTGAGTTCTCTCGTCTGATTGAAGACATTACCGAAGTACAGGCTCTGGCTTCTCTGCGTCAGTTCTACACTGGCGACGCTGGTTATGGTCTGGCCAAGCAGGTTGATGACGACCTGTTTACTCTGGGTAAGTCTTTCGGCGACGGCGACGGTTCTTCTTGGGTTCACAGCGGTTCTTACCAGATTACTTCTGGTGGCGCTCTGGAAGCCTACGATGCTGACGGCACTGCTGACGTTAACGCTTTCACTGACGGTGCTTTCCGTGCTTTGATCCAGAAGATGGATGATGCAGACGTTCCTATGGACGGTCGTAGCTTCATCGTTCCTCCTTCACTGCGTAACGCTATTATGGGTATTGATCGCTACACCTCTACTGACTTTGTTAACGGCAAAGGCGTAGAGACTGGCAAGATTGGTAACCTGTACGGCGTAGACGTATTCGTTTCTACTAACGTACCTACTCTTGAGTCAGGCGTTCGTGGCGCTCAGTTGATCCACAAGGACACCAATGTTCTTGCAGAGCAGCAAGCTGTACGTTCTCAGACTCAGTACAAGCAGGAGTTCCTAGGTACTCTATACACTGCTGATACGCTTTACGGTTGTCAAGTAATGCGTCCTGAAGCAGGCTTCGTACTGGCTGTTCAGTAAGCTAGTGCAACTAAGGGGATTCTTCGGAGTCCCCTTCTTCTTTTTTCTCTTGTTTTCGTAGGAGCTACAATGGCTATATTTAGAGGTGACGGTGGTGCAGGCGATTCCAATACGGACGCTACCATATCCATTGTTACAGCCCAAGCTAACATAGCTACTACGAAAGCAAGTGATGCAGCCGCTAGTGCTGTAGAGGCAGCTAACTCTGCAACCACTGCTGCAACTAAAGCAACTCAAGCGGCTACTTCTGCAACTGATGCGGCTAACAGTGCCACAGGTGTTGCAGCCTATGCAACAGCAGCACAGAACTCAGCCACTGCCGCAGCAACCTCAGAGACTAATGCAGCCACTAGTGCTACAGGTGCTGCTTCAAGTGCTACAGCAGCCAGCGCCTCTCAGACAGCCTCAGGAGCCTCTGAGACGGCTTCAGCTGCTAGTGCTACCACTGCTACTACTAAAGCCTCAGAAGCCGCTACAAGCGCAACCAGTGCGTCTAACAGTGCTTCTACGGCAACGACTAAAGCATCAGAGGCTTCGACTAGCGCCAGCAAT